TTGATTTTTCATTTCATTTAAAGGTATTTCATCAGTAATTAAATCCCTAATTGTTTGAAAAGCATCTTCCCTAAATTCTTTTTTGTTCATTTATTCTCCAGGCAATATTTACACATTGATACTGGTATTCTCATATAATTAACTACCACATTCATACCATCAAAAGTTTCACTTTCTCCATTAACTTTTTCTCCTAAAGCTATACTTTTTTGGCCGTATAAATCTCCTTTATTTATTAAAGATTTACATGAATAACACTTTCTTTGTTTTCTAGTTTTTTTAAGTTTCATTTTTTATTCTCCTTTTTTAAAAGGTATGTAATCACTCCAATATTTATTTGAATAATTACACCATTTACTTATCTTGTTTATTTTGAAAAAAAAGAAACAATAATGTTGTAACCTATTCCATAAACTTGTAGCTTTAATTGGTTTTGATATGTGATAACTTTCTTTAGCTATGTTTCTACACTGATTATAAGAATCACTTAATCCTAATGTCTCATTTTCATTTGTTTCTATTTCTTCTCTAATACTATCATCATCTAAAAAATACCACTCAATAGATGTTTGACATTTTTTATGAGCGTATTTAATAAACTTTTCAGCATCTTCTTTGTTTTTAAATTTATGTCTTAATCTTTCAACATAAGTGCCATAAACATAATATGTATTATTCATAATTTTTCTATCCTGGCTAGCGTATGTTCATTCTCTTCTATCTCTTTATATTCCTTTTCACTAATAGAAAATTGACTATGCTCTACAACATATTCAATCCTTCTTTGGATCTCATCATTCATCCATTCAATAGCTTTATATTCTTCATCAAATAACTTAATTATTGGTTGAGTATCTAATGAATCTATAGCGTAGGTTACTTTATATTTCATGATTCACTCCATAATTTAGAATGTGAGATATACCAGATAATATTTTTTAGTTTCTTTCTTTCATTTTCATTCAATCGTAAATCTACCTTTTCATTTGATACTGTTATTGACTTAGGTAGATAACATTCATTGTCTAACAAATAATCACTAGAATCATATAATTTAGAGTAAATTTTTTCTCTAATAGATTCTTTTGTTAGTTTTGATTTTTGGCCTTTAATAGGCTTTGATTCATTCATGGTTAAGATTTGATGTATAAACTATTAGAATTATATCAGTATATTAGTTTATATTGCAAGTTATTTATTAATAAAACATAAAAAAAGAGTCTTATTTTTTTAAGACTCTTTATAAATTAATCTATGCAAACATATCACTTATACAAACTATATGATCATCTAATTGTGGATCTTCCCAACTTGTCCAGACATTATCCTCATCATTAACACAAAATTTTTTTTGAAGTGTATTTAATATCCCGTCTTGTATCTGTTGTTTAATCTGATAAGCCACACTATTTTGAAATTCAAAATGTTCACAGCTTTGATAGTCCCACCCTTTCAACATTTGCCATAACATCAATAAACCCTTTGGATCTCTATCAGATACCCACTTGACCACTGTTGATGACTTCTTAAAATCATATTCATGATACCAGATACGATTTTCATTTTTTTCTTTTATATCGTCAGGATATCGAGCCTGTAAACTTCTTATATTTTCATTGAGTAAAATATCATATATAACCCTACAACTTGCTAATCCTTTATATACATCTTGATTAGATTCAATTAATTTAATTGCTCTATACCTTAATTCATTCTGATTTTCAAAATAATCTTCTTTTAAAGAAATTTCTTCTTTAGCAATGATAAACGCTCTTTCAAGTGCAGTTTGTGGACTTTCATTGCCTGGTGTTTTGTGGTATTCATACCAAAATGTTGCAAGTGCATTAATACAGTCCTGATCTACTAAGTGTGCAGACATAATAATTTTTTTAATAAGATTTGAGTTTTTAATAAATTAATCTAAATAAATTATTTAAATTAATTTTTACTTAGAAGTTTTTTATAACTTCTAAATAAGAATTAATCAAAATTTGGTAAACTTTCTAATTTTAATTTATACTCAAATTCTATTAAATCTTTTTCTATTCTCAACTTGTCTAATTGATTATATAATTTTTGACTTGTTTCAACTTGCTCTTTATATCTTTGTTCTGATTCTAAATATTTATCAAAGAAAAATTCTTCATTTGCTGTCTTAAATTTAAAGTCTTTTTTGTTCATAATTAAAGACCTCGAATTAATAAAACTTCTTTTGCTGTTACTTTTTGATAGTCACTAGCGTTATCACTATTAATTAAATAACTGCATGCCGAATTATCATTATTATTAACACATTGATTAAGAGTAGATCTGTTAAGACCTGATCCAATAGAACTTATTAACCCTATCGAACCAATTGAAAGAAATAAAAATAGGTTTCTCATTTTTGTAAGATTTGAAATAATTTTCTTATGTAAAGCGATAGCGATCTAGTAAAATATTTTTACTTAAGAGTGATAAGTGCAAGTAGTATTTTTAACTACTGCTAGAATTGAAAACAGTCTTAAGTAATAAATAAATTAAAGATAGCTAGGCTTATTATTATTGTATCAAATATAAACTTATTTTTATATCATTATTAAGAATTGTAAATATAACACAATAGTGATATTATTTTGCTATATTAAATATAGTTAAAACAAATCTTACAATGACAACTGCAACAGCTACAAAGTTCGAGGTTTATTTTAATGGTGGGATATCTAACCAACCACAATATACAGTTGGCTATTATTCAACTATTAAAAGAGCTAGAAACAAAGCAACAAAGAAGAGTTTAGAGTATGGATCATATTCTTACTCTATCAGAAGTGTGGATGCTACTACACTAAGACCTATTCGTCAGGAAATCGGTTAAATCTTACAAATGACTACTTCAAAGAAAACAACATTAACAAGAAAACAGTACCAACATTGTATTGATACGGAAAATGCTTTTTATCATATGTATATCTTAGAACCTGTACAATGCTTAAGAAATTTTACTTATGAAGAAACACTAGAGAATTTAAAAAAATACGGCTAGAGCTTATTTAAGCTAGCTTAGAATTAAAATTTACTTTATAGCTATGGGGGTGTAGTTGCAAAATTTTTTGCACGACATACATACACGGGGAACTTAAATATATTCTGATTAATTTTTTGGTTCAACCTTTATGGACAATTCTGGAGCTTGAATGTTAACTGTTTCTACGGATTCACCTATAACTTTGCCTAGGCTGTCTAATATTTGAGCTGCGGTTTGAAGCTGACCTTTTTTGACTGCTTTATTGAATAGACGGATTCTCATTGCTTGGAGGCGAGGTAGGAGAGTTTCTCTATCTTTTTCCCAGTCTTCCTTGTTCCATTGTTTAACTTTTTTCCAATCTTGCCAGGCGGTTACTTCTGATATGCCTTCAATTTTTGAATGTTCTAATACGAGGGCACGAGTTGTTTTACCTTCTAGCTGACGGGAATATAAGCGTTGGGAACGAAGTTGTACATTATGGCAAGAAGTACGAGTGCGAAAGTTAATATTTCTTTTAGGTTTAGAATCTTCTAATGGTTGATCGGCAGGAAATGTAGATGAAACCACGATATTTTTGGGTGTATTTAAGTGAATGATAACTTAAAAGTATGTTAATAGGCTATAAATAGGGGGTATGAGTTGTATTTTTTGTTAATTTAATGGTTGTTAGCGGAGAAAAAAAGAATGAAATAAGTTTGAGGTATGCTCAAGGTGAGGTTTTTAATTCAGATAAGAGATTTAGGGTGCTTGTGGCGGGTAGAAGGTTTGGAAAAAGTTATTTGAGTTGTATTGAGCTATTGAGAGGGGCAATAAATAGGCCGAATGAGGTTTATTTCTATTGTGCTCCTACTTACAGGATGGCGAAGGATATTGCGTGGAAGGAATTGAAGAGGTTGACACCGAGAACATGGGTCAAGAGTAAGAATGAGACAGATTTGAGACTAGATTTAATTAATGGATCGAGTATTGAGTTGAAGGGAACTGAAAATGCTATGGCATTGAGAGGTAGAAGCTTAGCTGGTGTTGTATTGGACGAGGCGGCATTTATGGATAGAGATGTGTGGGCTGAAGTAATAAGACCTGCATTGGCTGATAAACAGGGTTGGGCTTTGTTTATTTCTACACCTGATGGAACAGCTAGTTGGTTTTATGATATGTGGTGCTTTTGTGGTGAACAGGAGTGGGATGATTGGCAAAGATGGAGTTTTACTACTATAGAGGGGGGTAATGTTGTAAAAGAGGAAGTTGAAGCTGCCAGGAGTCAATTAGATGCGAGGACGTTTAGGCAAGAATTTGAAGCTAGTTTTGAGAATTTAACTGGATTGGTGGCTGTTAGCTTTGCTGATGAGAATATTAATAAGGAAGTACAGGATTTACACATGCTTCCTTTGTTAATTGGTTTGGATTTTAACGTTGACCCTATGGCGGGGATCTGTGCGGTGAAGCATAATGATACGCTTTATGTTTTTGATGAAATCATGCTTACAGGAGGTGCTACTACATGGGATTTTGCAGAGGAAGTTACGAGAAGATATGGAGTTGATCGTAGAATTATTGCTTGTCCTGACCCCACTGGAAGTGCAAGAAAGACCAGTGGAGTTGGTGTAACGGATCATACGATACTTAGAAGGTCTGGTTTTACTGTTATGAGTCCTAGAAGCCCCTGGAAGATCAGAGATAAGATCACTGCTGTCAATACTGCCTTATTTGACGCTAATGGTGATAGGAGGACGCTTATACACCCTCGTTGTAAAGAATTGATAAAGGCACTAAGGACATTAACTTATGCACCTAATACTGGATTACCTAATAAGAATTTAGGTGTGGATCATGCGTTTGATGCTTTTGGGTATTTATGTTTACAGCAGTTTAATTTGGCGAAACCTGAGACATTAGGGCAGACTGCGTTTAGAATATATTAAGAGACTTTTTTGTTTATGCCTTATCACACTGGAATGAAAAAAAAGAAAAAGAAGAAGAAGGGAGGTAAGAAGAGAAGTGAATGTACCTGTTAATAAGGCACTTTACGCTAGAGTAAAAGCTGAAGCTAAACGTAAGTTTGCTGTTTATCCTTCTGCCTACGCTAATGCTTGGTTAGTCCGAGAATATAAAAAGCGTGGTGGAACTTACAGAGTGGAGAAAAAGAAAAGTGCCACAAAGAAGAAAAAGTA